ATAACATACTATCTAATTCTTGTCAATATACATGGTGTAATAAATAAATATGTTGTAAAGCTTGACAAAGCGTTAATTCTGTGGTATAATATTAGTATATAAAATAGTAAAAGGAACCCTTGTATGAGTAGAGAGTCATTAGCCAATTTGTCTGTAGCCCCTAAACGTCGTCGTAAGGCGGGTGTTTCTATTAAGGGTAAGCCATGGTCACAACAACAGAAGATCGATGCAGTACTTACGTACCTTGCTACTGGATCTGAAGTTAAGACCGCTGCTGCTACTGGAATTCCTAAAGCTACTCTTCATATCTGGAGATATCAACCTTGGTGGAAAGAACTGGTACAACAGTTACAAGATGAACGAGATGATGAGATTAATGCTGATATCTCTAAGATCATTCAGAAGTCAATGTCTACTGTAGCCGATAGGCTTGAGAACGGAGATTTTGGATTTAACCAGAAGACTGGTGAGATCTTTCGTAAACCCGTTAATCTAAAAGATGCTCATAAGGTAGCTGTCGATATGATCGATAAGCGTAACGTTCTAAATGGTAAACCTATTTCTATTACAGAGAAGATAGATACTAATAACCAATTAGAGTTCCTTGCTAAGAAGTTTGCAGAGTTTGCTAGCATGTCCCATAAGCAGCTTAATAAGGCTGTTAACAATGATGAGATCATTGATATTGAGGTAGATGATGCTGGTAACTAAAGAAGTAATTCATGGATTGATGGGTTCTGTATTATCCAATAATCTAGGCGATGCAGTATCAACACCAGCTTGTCATTTAGAGTGGTGGGATCTGTGTTGTAGTAAAGACAAGTTTGTAGCTATCTCCGCCCCACGGGGGCACGCTAAATCCACTGCGGTCACGATGGGATACGGATTAGCTACGCTCTTGTTCCGGGAACGTAAGTTCATGTTACTGGTTTCAGATACTGAATCACAGTCTGCTTTATTCCTTGGAGCAATTAAACAACAGCTAACTGAAAATGAAACCCTTATCCAGATGTTTGGTTTAAAGAAGAATGAAAAGGGTATGGTACAGTTTGCTAAAGAAACAGAAACAGATATCATTGTAGAATTTGAAGATGGACATAAGTTCCGTATCATTGCAAAGGGCGCCGAGCAAAAGCTTCGTGGTCTCATTTGGAACGGTAGTCGTCCTGATATTATTCTATGTGATGATATGGAGAATGATGAGGCTGTTGTCAGTCGAGATCGTAGGGTTAAGTTCCGTAGATGGTTCTATGGTGCTTTACTACCTTGTAGAAGTGATAATGGTATCATTCGCATGGTAGGTACTATTCTTCATATGGATAGTCTTTTAGAATCTTTAATGCCTCGTGAAGGGGATAAGAAGACTATTGTAGATGGCCTTAAGACTTATTCTATTGGCAGATCATTGTGGAAATCAGTTAAGTATAAAGCACATAACCAAGACTTTACTGAGATCCTTTGGCCAGAAAAGAAAAGTAAAGAGGAACTACAAGCTCTTCGTGAAGAGTACATTAGACTAGGTATGCCAGACGTATACTCACAAGAGTACCTTAACATCCCTTTAGATGAAGCTAACAGTTACTTTAAAAAGGTAGACTTTGTTGGTTTGACAGATGATGATAAGAAGTCTAGGCTTAACTATTACATCACTGCTGACTTGGCTATTTCACAAGCACAGTCTGCTGACTATTCAGTATTCTTAGTAGCTGGTGTAGATGAAAACAAACGAATACAAATCAGAGATGTTATACGTCAACGTCTAGATGGACAAGAGATTGTAGATACATTTATTGCATTACAGCGCATCTATAAGCCAGAAGCCTTTGGTTGTGAAGATATGCAAGTATCTAAATCTATTGGACCCTTCTTACGAGAAGAGATGTTTAAAACTAATACCTTTATTAACCTTGTACCACTCAAGCATGGTGGTAAGGATAAGATAGCTAGAGCTAGATCTATTCAAGCTCGTATGAGAGCTAAGGGTGTTAAGTTTGATAAGAACGCTGATTGGTATCAAGTATTAGAGGATGAGTGTTTACGTTTTCCTCGTGACCGGCATGATGACCAGGTAGACTGTTTAGCTTACCTTGGTATGATGTTGGATAAACTTATTGAAGCCCCTACTCGAGAAGAAGAAGAGGAAGAGGAGTATCAAGAAGCTTTACATACATTTGGATACGATCAAGTAGGTCGTAATGCAACGACAGGATACTGATGACAGAACTAACTAAACTTAAAATTGATGAGCTGATAGCATGTCCTAACATTGCTGAGTTACTTGATGATCAAGACTTAAATAAAATTGGACAAGATGTTGTCAAGGGATTTGAAAACGATTTACAATCTCGTAGTGCTTGGGAAAAGAAAACTGAAGATGCTATGAAGCTTGCTTTGCAAGTTGTTGAAGCTAAATCATTCCCATGGCCTGGTGCTTCTAACGTTAAGTTTCCTCTTATTACAATTGCAGCTTTACAATATCATGCACGTAGTTATCCTGTTCTAGTTAACGGTGAAACACCTGTGCGTTGTAGAGTGATTGGATCTGATCCAGATGGTCAGAAAGAGGCAAGAGCAGAACGTGTAGAGAATCATATGTCTTACCAATTATTGGAAGAGGATGATGATTGGGAATCAGAAATGGATCGTGTTCTTATTACTCAGCCTATTGTAGGTTGTGCATTTAAGAAAACATATTACCATCCAGTAATGCGACGCCCTGAGTCAGAATACATTCTAGCTCAAGACTTGGTAGTTAACTATTGGACTAAATCTTTAGATACTGCCCCACGTGTTACACATGTACAGCATATGTCTAAGAATGAACTCTATGAACGTAATGCTCGTGGATTATTTATTAAGCTTCATGACCAAACACCAAGAACTATTCCTGAGTCTGGTTTAACTAAGACTCGCAATAAGTCACAAGGTATGGATGCTCCAGAGTCAGTAGACGAGAGCACGCCATTTGAAATATTAGAACAACATTGTTGGATTGACTTTGACCAAGACGGATATGCTGAACCGTATATCATTTGGGTTAATAGATCTAACAAACAAGTATTACGTATTGTAGCTAGATACTTCGAGACAGAGATTGAGAGAGATGATAAAGGTAAGATCCTTTATATTAAACCGGAAACTTTCTTTACTAAGTTCCCGTTCATCCCTTCACCTGACGGAGGATTTTATGACTTGGGATTTGGAGTTCTTTTGGGACCCCTTAATCAAAGCATCGATACACTACTTAACCAGCTTATTGACGCTGGTACAATGTCAGTCACAGCCGGCGGCTTCTTATCAAGAGGAATCAAAATAAGAGGTGGTAATAGTAACTTCGCACCTATGGAATGGAAACATGTAGACACTACTGGTGATGATCTACGTAAAGGTATTGTGCCTTTACCAGTTCGTGAACCAAGTAATGTTTTGTTTACATTGTTAGGTATGTTAATTAACTATGGTGAACGTATTGGTGGTTCTGTAGATATTCTTGTAGGTCAAAACCCTGGACAGAATACTGCAGCTGAAACAACCCGTACAATGGCCGAGCAAGGTATGAAGATTTTCTCTGGTATCTTTAAACGTACCTACAGAAGTCTTAAAGATGAATTCAAGAAACTATATCGTTTGAATCAATTGTACTTGGAAGATGAGAAGCAGTTTGATAGTGACAACGGAGAGTTTAATATCTTCGCTAGTGACTATACAGGTCCTGCTACAGATATCAAGCCAAGCGCTGATCCTAACATTGTATCTGATTCCCAACGGATGCAACAAGCTCAAGCGATGTTACAGTTAGCAACAACAACTCCAGGCGTTAACATTAGACAGGCACAGATCCTGTATGCTAAAGCTTGGAAGATAAGTGAGATTGAATCTCTTCTTCCAGATCCTAAAGGGCCTAATGCTATTAAACCTAAAGTGGATCCTAAGTTGCAGATTGAACAATTACGCATGCAGTCTAAAGAAGCAGATCGCCAACTTCAACAGAAGCTTGGTACATTGAAGCTAATGAAGGATGCAGAGCTTAATCAAGCCAAGATCCATAAGATGGAAGCGGAAGCTATCCGTGCATTGGAAGAGGCAGGTGGTGTGTCAACTGGTCATCAGATCGCAGCTATGAACGCTGAGATTGCAATGGCTAAGGCAAAGCAAGATGGGTTAATGCAGTCAATCGAATTAATGATGAAGCTGAATGAACCTACTGCAGAAGATAAAGAACCAAGTGAGGGGTAATAATTGATTGTTGTAACTGAGCCAGAGTTCCTGGAATGGAGACAACATCGAGTCACTAAAGCCTTTATGAAGGCGTGCTTCAACGACCGTGAATATCTTAAAGAGATGCTACTAGCTGGTACTGAGGATGATGCAAATCTCCGAGGTAGAGCAGTAGCTCTTGGTTTGATATTAGGTATGGAGTATGAGGACTTGATGAATTCTATAAGGGAAAATAAAGAATGAGTAACGTAAGCGGAATTAAACCAATTCTAAATCGTGTATTACTTAAACCAATGTTTGTTGTTAACAAGAGTGCTGGTGGTATTATTCTTGCAACAGATGAGATGAGTGAACGAGAACAGATGGCAAACACAACCGGTGAGGTTGTTGCTATTGGTGATCTAGCATTTCAAGGTGAGTATGACGAGCCGCCATTCAAGGTGGGAGATAAGATTATCTTTGCTAAGTATGCAGGACTTATGTACGTAGGTAAAGATGGTAACAAGTATAGAATGATCAATGATGATGACATTACAGGTATCTTAGATCCTGACATGGATTTAGTTGATCCACATTTAGCTAAAGGATTAAAATGAGCGACGAACAGAATTTGCAACAAGACGGAAATCAACCAGCAGTTGATCCACAAACTCCAGACTATGAATCTGAAGCAAGGGCCCAAGGTTGGGTAGGTCAAGAAGAGTTTAGGGGACGTGAAACTGATTGGGTTGACGCTGAGACGTTTGTAAAGCATGGACGTGAGATTCTTCCTATTGTCCGTAAGAACAATGAGAAGCTTCTTAAAGAGTTGCAAGAGGCACGTAAGATTGCTGAAGAAGCAAGAGAGACTGCCAAAGAGTTTCAGAAGTTCCAAAAGGAACAGTACGAACGTAAAGCCAAGGACTTAGAGAATCAGTTAAGCGAGCTACGAGCCGCTAGACGTGAAGCTATTAGTTCAGGCGATGGTGAACGTGTAGATCAAATTGAAGAGGCACAAGATGCCCTTAAACAAGAACTACATGAAACAAAAGAAGCTGCTAAGGTACAACTTAAAGCTCCAGAACCAGAAACTAAACCAGATACAACCTTACAAGCATGGCTTGATAAGAATGATTGGTTTGGTAAGGATGTTCGTGCAACTGGTATTGCAAATGGTTTGGGTGAGGCATTACGCCGTGAGAACCCACAACTAGTCGGTCAAGCTTTCTTAGATAAACTGGATGAAGAGTTAGCAGCAACGCTACCTGAGAAGTTCGGTAAAAAGAAAGTAGCAAACCCTATGGACGGTGCTGGTACATCTCCATCAGGAAGAACACCAAAGAGTAAGCAATCATATGACGCACTTCCAAGTGATGCTAAAGCAGCTTGTGATAGGTTCGTTAAACAAGGTCTGATGACAAAAGAAGAATATGTCGCAGATTACTTTGCAGAATAACAGGAGATAGAAAATGGCAACAGCAAAGCGTAAATCAATCGAAGCAGTTGAGACTGCTGTAGAAGAAAATGTTTCAACAGGTTCTACCGAGAAACCAGTACGTCAACGACGCAATCGTGGGGCGTTTAACGGAACCCGTGGCAAACTGCAAGTAGGACACCAGATCCCTGGGTATCACTTGTACTTCTTTAACGACGAACCTGGACGTATCCAGGCAGCTTTAGATGCTGGATGGGAGTTTGTTTCTCCTGAAGAGGTAGGTTATGCATCGACTAATGTTACAAACCGTAACGTTGATCTTGGAGATAGAGTAAGTGTTGTTGGTGGTAAGAATGATCAAGGTCATCCTTTACAGCAGGTTCTTTTAAAGATCCGCCAAGACTGGTGGGAAGAAGACCAAGCTGAGATCCAACGACGCAATGATAAAACAGATGCCTCTATTCGTAAAGGTAAAGTTGGGGACGTGGACTCAACTGGCTTCTACGATGCTGGTATTAAATATTAATTCTTATTGGAGTTTATAAATGGCAAATTTAAATGCTGCTTTTGGATTGTCGCCTGTAGGCACAATCACAGGCGCACCGTTCAATGAACAAGGCCAACTATACGCTATCGCTAACGATGCTTCTAACACATACGCTATTGGCGATATCGTGAAGTCTGCAGTTGGTAACGATGCTAATGGTGTACCTCTTGTTACTAAAGCTGGCGCTACAGACGTACCTTTGGGCGTTATTGTTGGTGTACGTGTTGCTAACCCAGGTGTTTCACTTGTTGCAACTAGTCTAGACCTAACTAAAACTTACATCAGTAAATCATCTGGTTCATATACATACGTGTATGTTGTTACAGATCCTACAGTAGTATTCAAAGTACAAGCTAACGCTTCTGCTGATACTAAAGTTGGTTCTACAGCTGTTCCTACTATTACTGCTGATCAAACATCTACATTGTCTCAATCTGCACCTTACTCTTCTACATACGTTACTGCTGATAGTTCTGCTACAGCTGCTAGCATGTTGCAAGTAGTTGGTCTATGGCAATCAGTTGATAATACACCTGGTGCATATAACGATGTTTTAGTTGTATTCAACAAGCATCAATACAAACAAGCCTTTGGCGCTTAATAAAGGGGAATAAATAATGGCTGGCGTAATTACAACCGGTTCACATCCAAAAGCCCTCTGGCCTGGTATTAAGGCTTGGTGGGGTCAAGTTTACGACGAACATCCAGAAGAGTACAATGCTCTATTCGATCGTGAATCTTCACATCAAAACTACGAAGAAGACGTACAAGTTACTGGCTTCGGTTTGGCTCCTGTTAAGTCTGAAGGTCAAGGCGTTCAGTACGATTCAGAGATCCAAGGTTTCACAACTCGCTACACACATATTGCATACGCTCTTGGTTACATCGTAACTAAAGAAGAATTGGATGACAATTTGTATGAGCAAGTTTCTAAGAAACGTGCTGGTGCTTTAGCTATGTCTTTCCGTCAAACGAAAGAAAACGTAGCTGCTAACATCTACAACCGTGCTTTCAATAGCACATACAAAGGTGGTGACGGTGTTGAACTTTGCTCTACTTCTCACCCTAACACTACTGGTGGTACATATGCTAACAAGCTAAGCGTTGACGCTGACTTGTCAGAAGCATCTTTGGAAGATGCAACTATCGCTTTGATGGGCTTCCAAAACGACCGTGGTCTTTTGATCAATGTTATGCCTAAGAGCTTACACATTGCTCGTCAAGAGTATTACAATGCTGCTCGTATTCTTAAGTCAGTTAACCAGTCAGCGACTGCTAACAACGACTTGAACGTATTACGTGCAAACAATGTATTCCCAGGTGGTGCAGTACTAAACCACTACTTCACATCTCCACATGCTTGGTTCATCAGAACTAACGTACGTGACGGTATGAAGTACTACGAACGTGTTGGTATTCAATTTGACCAAGATAATGACTTCGATACTATGAATGCGAAAGCAAAAGGTTACGAGCGTTATTCATTTGGTTGGACAGACCCACGTGCCGTATTCGGTTCAAACGGACCTTAATAGGTCTTAATTAGAATAGGGGTCGTATGGCCCCTATCTATTTTTTAACCTTAACGCTCTACGGAGCGTGACCCATCACGTTAAGGAGTTTTAAAATGGGAACACCAACAAGATTTACATACGGTTTGGCTACCGTAACAAAACAAAGCCCATTGGGTAACTATCCATTACCTGATCCATTCCATACAGCAAGTACTCCAAACTTGGACGTTACTTCTTATGCAAACGATTTCTTTACATTAGGAACTACAACTAATGACTGGACTATCACTGGTGCTAGTTCTACATTTGCAGTTACTAATGGTGTAGGCGGTCTTGCATTAGTTACACCAGGTGGTACAACTACTGTTACTACTGTAGCTGCTGCACATGAAAGCTTCCAGTTTGTTGCTGGTCAAAAGTTCTGGTACGTATGTCGTATTGCTGCTTCTGCAGTTGCTGGTAGCGTAGCATTCCAATTTGGTTTGTCTAACGGTACTAGTGCTACACCTACTGATGGTATCTGGTTTGTAAAACCTGCTTCAAGTACTTCAGTTAACTTAGTATCTCGTGTAGGTAGTACATCTACTACATTAGTGACTGGTGTTGCAACCGCAGCTGCTGCTACCTATATTGACGTAGCTTTCTACTATGATGGTACTGATTTGTTAGTTTACTCAGCAGATAACTTAGTTGCACGCATTACTGCACCAACTATTGGTTCTTCTGGTACAACGTTGACTAATACAGTAATTGGACCTATGTTCCAAATTACTCCAACAGCAACAGATACTCTAACTGTCGATTACGTATTAGCTGCTCAAGAAACAACCCGTTAATAGGAGGCTAGGATGTCTAATACAACTAGCATTCAAATCCTAAACGATGGTCCTCGTAACGTAGTGATTAAGATGGATGGTCTTTTAGATACATCTGACTTATCTTCTTTTACAGTTGTGGATCCAGCATTATTATCGGATATGGATATTAATGGAGTTAAAGCCTCTAAGCTTCGTATCAATAAAATTGTATACGACGTTGAAGATGGACTTGATGTAGAATTGTTCTGGGATGCTGCTACTCCAGTTCGTATTTGGAACTTAGTAGGTCGTGGTAAAGTTGATGCACACCGTACAGGTGGTATTAATAATAATGCTACTAGTCCTACTGGCAAGATCACAGCTACAACACAAGGTTGGTCTACAGGAGCAGTATTGTCTTACACAATCGTACTCGAATTGGTTAAGCAATAATGCAAGTTGCTAAAACCGATGCTAAAGAAATACAACTGGTTGCCACTATCCGAAAGGCTGATGGCACCATTGTAGAGCTTGGAGTAATTGATTATTGGCACAAGAATCCAATCAAAAGACTTATTTGGAGAATTAAAAAATGGCTACACTCTTAGTCAATACAGGTAAAGCCATCATCACCAACTATCTTATTGGTGGTGCTGCGTCTCAACCTAAGTATGTAGGCTGGGGTACTGGTGCTGGCACTACAGCTGCAACAGATACTACCTTGTTTACAGAAAGTGGTTCTACTCGAGCTACAGGTACAGCAACACAACAGACAACATCTACAACTAATGATACATTACAAGTTGTTGGTACGTTGACTGCTGCAACAACTTTGGCAGTAACTAATGCTGGTTTGTTTGACAACGCAACAGTAGGTTCAGGTAACTTGTTTGCTAAAGGCGACTTTAGTACAATTAACCTTAACTCTGGTGACAGTATTCAGTTTACTTTCAAAGTACAATTTAGTTAATCAATATGGCAATTAACGGTAAGGTATTAAACGGGAATGTAGTTAACGGTAATGACTCAAAGACAGTACTTCAAGTTTTGTCCGCTATTACAACTTCTGTTGTATCTGCCGTTAATAGAATTGGTAAATTAGTAAGCTTGGCGCAGTCTAGTGCTGCGTCAATCTCTAAAGCTATTACAACTACAGTCTCTACAATTGTAGAGCATGTAACAGTTATTGTTATTG